CTATGGTAAACAATTATTTTCTGAAAACTTATATTAAATTCCCCGCATACTAAAGAGAAAATAATGGAAACAGTCTTTAAGAATCACACCATAACTATCCCTTACACATGGGGGCAGGAAATGTTTCTTATTCCCTTCGGCGATGTTCATCGGGACACCCCCTCGTGTGACGTAGACCGTTGGAAGTGGTTTCTCGACGGTTGTAAGAAATACCCGCAGGATAGAACCTATTATCTGGGCATGGGAGATTTTAATGACTTTGCTTCCTCTAAAGAACAAAAAGCCCTCAGTCATGCCGACATCCACGATCAGACGCCGGATAAGTTCGACGAGATAGTTAAAAGGGATAACCGAAAATTTGCAGAGGAAATCAGTTTTATGCGGGGCCGGATCCTCGGATTGCTGGACGGGAATCATAACTGGACTTTCCGCGACGGGACAACGGCTACTCAGGACCTTTGTGATAGACTGGAGGCTCCTTACCTCGGATGGCTTGCACATCTTACTCTTAATCTGGACTTATATAATAGTACAGGGACAAGAAGATACAAGGGGCCGGGGGGGATAAGAATATTTATTGTCCCCTGTCACGGTAAAGCCGGAGGTATTTTAATGGGAACTTCAATTAACCAGGTTGACAATCTTACAAAGATATTTCCTATCGCAGACATTTATATAATGGGTCACGACCATCAGCGGAGTGCAGTTCCTAAGTCTATACTCGTCCCCGGCAGATGCGGGGGTGATATAAAACAAAAGCGTCAATTTCTTGCCCGTAGCGGGTCGTTTAAAAAAGGCTACTGTGAGGGTGTTAGTGGATACGAGGTAGGCCGGTTGCTTCGTCCCAGTGACCTCGGAGCTATCGTTTTTGGCATATCTATACACCGCGATTCACGGGAAACCGACCGGCAGATAGTTGACATCAGGGCTATAATTTAACGTTATTAATCAATTTCCTTCCTTTACTTATAGTTTGAAAGCACCTGAAAGTATGGGGAAACTATACCCTATCGGGTGTAAATTGTCCGTTATGGCGGTAAAATGGCGGTTATTGTTTGTGACGTTTTTACGGGCGAAAACGTGACATTTACAATTAGTGAATCACAGATTGTTAATAACTTTTTCATAGAAATCTATTGTTATATTAAAAATAAATATTACATTTGTGCTATAAACATAAAATTAAAGCTATGCCCAAAATCACATTTAACATCCCGGACGATCTCGACCTGAGATTGATTACCTACGTTAAAAAGCGTAGGATTACAGGCGAAAAAACCACAAAGGTTAAGGCCTGTATAAGACTCATTAGTGACGGACTTAAAAACTACGAATAATGGGAAACTGCGGAGTTTATAAGATTCAGTCAATAGCAATGCCAGAAATTTGCTATATTGGAAGTTCAAAAAACCTGGTAACAAGGATTGCGTGTCATTTTTCTTTGCTCAAAAAAGGCAAACATTTTAATAAGAGAATGCAAGATCATTACAATTATTACGGTGAAAAAGACCTTGTCCCTTCTATTTTATGTGAATGCGCCAAAGAAGACCTGATGAATATGGAATAGTCCTTTGTTGATTCTAATGGACCGTTATTTATGCAAAGAACCATAGGAGACAACCGGTCACAACCAGGGAAGGAAACCAAAAGTCGGTTAATAGAGATACCCAATGATTTCAACCGGACTTTAAAAGTCCGTGTTCTGGAATTAGAGGAACGGGGGATAGACACCACCGTTTCTGAACTGATTGTCAAATATGCCCAGATAGGCTACAAAATGGAGGAGCTATGACAGACATCATCACTCAGATTTCCGACGCTCAGACGTGCCGGGAAGTCGATAGGATTGTCGAGCAGAACATCGACCGGATGTACAAGACTCAGCCGTTCAACGTCAAATGGCTTCTCAGGTTTGCCGGTAATGCAAAACGCCGGATACTAAGGTTAAGGAGGGAAATGAACGCTTATTATAACGTAAACTGATGACCTGCAAAGACTGTGAATTTAAAGATATGTCCCATTGCTGCGGGGCGTATATTACTAAGGGCGACATCTGCGCCGAGTGCGGGAAGCCCTGTCATGTAGCCTGCCTGGACTGCGAAGATAACCCGGAGAAAGTTTCGGAAAGCGGATTAAAACAGGCTCAAATGTTTGAAGAAGACAATAGAAATTACTTACTTTACCGGTGGTTATGAGAACAATAGACTATTCAAAGATTGATAACATCGAATGGGACGGGATAGATCACTCCGATTACCCGGATTATTGCGATGCTTTTATTTGTGCTGCCGATTACGACGGCGAACCGATGACCGAGGAGGAGCTTGAAAGCCTTGACCCGGACTGGGTTTATGAAGAATTAATGTCACATATATTTTAAAACTATGAAAATAGAACTAAAAAAAGAAACGAACCCCGCAAAGGGTGAAACTATCTTCTTTGTGGAGATAGATGGAGCTATACGAATCTGGACCATTACTAACGATTACAACATCGCTTGTAAGTATTACGAGGCACTAAAAACCGGACAGGATAAGATCGTTGAGATACTTAAATCGGAGGAAATATGAAAGCGATAATTCAAGAGGTTGTGTTTTCAAAAGAATACACGACACAATTTGGTCAGATGTATTCATTCAAAGTCAAGTACGACGACCGGATAGCTTATTATTCATCAAAGTACAAGGATCAGAAGAAATTCATTGCTGGCCAAGAGGCTGAGTGTACTGAGGAATCAAAGATTTCTACAGACAAGCAGGGGAATCAACATGAGTATATTGTTATTAAACCTATCAATCCTAACAAGCAATCTAACTTCGGTAAGGCACTAAAAAAAGAACAGACCCGATATTCAGGGTTTGCAGTAAGTTATTCTAAGGATTTGGTTGTTGCTGGGAAGATCGAGTTAACTGATTTGGCTTCTCATGCGTGGACGCTTTTTGAACTGATGGTATCAATGGATAAAAGCCTTGAACAATGATAATCCTAAACATTGAACAACAGTCAGAGGCTTGGTGTGAGGCTCGTTGTGGTCGGGTACCAGGGACCAGGTTTAAATCTTTGATGATGGCTGAAACTACTCAGGGATATAAGGATCTTGTTACAAATATTGCTACTGAGATTATTACTGGTAGAATGGAGGAAACTTATTCCAATGCTAATATGGAACATGGCACAGAGACAGAGCCAGAAGCCCGGAAGGAATATGAAACTATCTTCGGTGTCGAAGTTAAGACTGCTGGGTTTATAATGCGTGACGAAGATGATAAGTATCATAATTGGATAGGCATATCTCCTGATGGACTGCTCCCTGAAGATGGCATACTTGAAATTAAATGTCCCCTGATGCGAACACACTTTGAATATATTGAAGCGAATAAGCTACCATCTGAATACCGATATCAGGTACAGGGGCAGTTATTTGTAGGTGGTTTTCAGTATGCAGACTTTATGAGTTATGTCGAAGGGATGAAACCTTTTATCTTCAGGGTGTTCCCAGACGTGGAACTTTTTAAAGAGTTTGAAATAAGGCTTGATAAATTAATTTTGCAGATTCAAAACAAATTATTAACTTACAATTTATACGATTATCTGAGATGAACAAAGTAATTTTATTCGGAAATGTCGGGAAGGATCCCGAAGTTAAGAAATTCGAGGGCGGAAATTCCGTTGCTAAATTCAGTCTGGCTACAAACCGGAGCTACACAAAGAACGAAGAGAAGGTTACAGAAACAGAATGGCATAATATTGTATTCTGGAATAAGCTGGCCGAACTCTGCGGGAAGTTTGTAAAGAAAGGATCTTCGCTGATTGTCGAGGGTGAAATTCATTACAGAACCTACGAAAATAAGGACGGGCAGACGGTCAATTTTACCGAGATACTTGGAACTGCCCTGCACTTTGCCGGAAGCAGACCGGAGGAGAAGAAAGCTACTGGCAACCCGGAGGACGATCCTTCATATGATCCATTTGCAGGATGAAACTCTTTGTTAAAAATACATTATCCGGCCTCATCCCCCTGTATCCTGCCGACCTGGAGGAAAAGAAGAAACTCCGGTTAAACCAGGAATATGAGGTCGAAGTGAAGCATCCCCGGAACATAGGCTTTCACCGCAAGTTCTTTGCGCTGGTAAATATTGGCTGGGAGAACACCAGTCTGAATATGCCCTTTGAAACCTACCGGAGATACGTCACGATGAAGGCCGGATATTTTAAGACGTACCAGACCAACAAAGGAACTTATTACGAGGCCGAGTCGATCAGCTTTGCATCTATGGATCAGGTCACTTTCGAAGAGGTTTATTCGAGGGTGCTGGACATTATCATTGCCGACCTCGGCGTAA